GCACTTCTGACGATGTTTTCTAGAGCTAGGGGGTTCCTGCGCTTGATGTCCGGCATGAGATCATTGCGGATCCAGTTGCGATCATACTTGATATCTCTGTTGCTGGGATCTTCCACATATGGGATCTCGCAGATCTTGGCATAGGTGACGATCTCACGCTTGCTGAGCTCTAGCATGGGGCGGCACAGCAACACCTTGGGATCGTGCCAGCAGGGTGCATATTTCTCCATGCCCTTTAGGCCTCTGATACCGCTGCCGCGGAACAGCTTCATCAGCACGGTCTCTGCTTGATCGTCTGCATGATGTGCCAGCACGATGGCTTCTGGGTCCATGCTGGCAAATGCGCTGTAGCGTGCTTCCCTGGCAGCATTCTCTAGGTTACCGTTGGGATTCACATTGACAGTGAAGGTGTAACCAGGGATGCCCATCTGCATGCATTGCTTGGCAGCAAATTCAGCCCAAGCGTCACTGTTAGCATTTATGTTGTGGTTGACTGTTACAACACTGAGATTACAACGAAATTTATTGAGATTCTGGCTGATTATATACAGCAATACCATGCTGTCTACACCGCCGCTGACACCGATCACGGTCTTGCGGGTGCCCAGACGTGCTGCTAGCGCATCTACATCAAACATGAGCTTACGTTAACACAATCTAAGCTGCTGTCAACCTGCTTTACGATGCTTGTTTATGAAGCCCTTGAGGCGCTCTGCTGCATGATCATTGCTCATCAGCATGTCCACGCTGAACGTGGTTGGCTGAGGCATCTGGTCCAAAGGTTTCCATTGCCATTCAACATGTTCCCAGTTCAGCACTGGCTCAAACTCCTTGGGAACGCAGATAGCATAATTGCGCATGACAAAGCGAGGTTCTTCTGTGACGGTTTCGCTGAGCAGTATGCTGGGTTCTTCCTGGAGATCAGCACCAATCTCTTCAACAATCTCGCGATACAGTGCTTGCCTGTGGTTCTCGCCCGGATCAACATGCCCACCGGGTAGGTCCCACTGCAGAGGATGCTTGCTGAGATCACTGCGCAATATGAACAGGTAGGTGTCGTCCAACCTGCTCCATATCAGGGCCTTGCTGGCACCTTGGCTGAGTTCATCTATCTTCATGCTATAATTTATGCCAGCTGTGGGTAACCAAGATAGCGACGCAGCTCTTTATCCTGTGGTTCAAAGCGTTCACCTAGGAAGAATATCCTGTAACTTTCTGAGCCATACTGACCAATGCCATAGAGTTCAGTGGCATCCACACCATCCCAGGCAAGGAAATCCTGGCTCATGCGGCGGAAGGTGTTTTCTCTGCGATTGTAGAATCCCAGAGGACGTATCACTGCCTTTACCTCATCTGGATCGCTGGCAAGATATGCTTCGGGTGTAGGCCAACGCTCAAGGAACTCTGGCAGCACGGTCTTCACAGGTTTGCGGCCCGTTTGATTGAGCATCACAACACCTATCATATGTTGCCATGGGCCGTTGATCTGCTGTTGGACCATGAGATCATCACGCAGTGGCTGTGCCATTATTATCTCCCGCAATCATCTTCTTGGCTATGGTGATCATGTGTCCAGACAGGCCTCCTTTATGACCGCGTTTTTCCAACCATCTGCCTATTGTGGCAGCTTTGGTGGCTTTGAGATCATTAGGTGTTGGCCATTGTTGTGCGATTGCTAATATCAAATCTTCCAAGGGTATGCCTTGGTTCTGCGATTTGAAAACAAAGCTTAATTCAATGAACCACGGATTCGTCAGCAGCTGACGATATGCAGCTCGTTTTACTATAGCTTCATTTTCTTGTTTTATCTGTTCTTGCTGCGCGAGCATCTCTAGCTCTTGTGTTTGCTTGATAAGTTCTTGTTCAGCACGCATATGCTCATCACGCAGTTTCCATTGCTCTTGTATCTTCTTGCGTGCTGTATTCAGTTTTGATTCATGTTGGCGTTGTTTATCTACCTTGCGCCATAGAGCCTTCTCGATAGCGCGATCCCGCGGGTCTTCATATAAACCTAGATTCCTATCCTTGTTCCTGCCAGGACCTTTGTAGAACTTGCGCTCACCACTCTTGGGATCAATAAGCTTAGGCATGCACCTTGCTCCCGTCTATGCCCAGCAGATAGAATTGCTTGCGGTCTGGTGTGACGAACACGTATGTGTTGGGATCAGTTACTTTCTCATCGTTGATGCGTATGCCACCTTGGGCTATCAGCCTGCGACCTTCGCCCTTGCTCTTGGTCCAACCTAGGTCAACCATGAGGTCAACCAGTTCATGCGCTGTACACTGTTCAATGACTTCCTCAACGGTCATCACGCCACCAGATTCTCTCGCAGCCATTCCACTCGTTCCATGGCTTCCCAATCATCGAGGCGGCCCCAGTCTAAGACCCAGATCTGCTCAGATTCAGGCATGTTGCCTCCTCAGCATTTCCCTTCCCCAATCAACCCAAGCTTCATAGGCCTGGGTCTGTATGTGATTGAACTCATCGGAGGTTGGTTCCCAGATCTTTGTGATAAGGTCAAGCAAACCGGGCTGCAGCGTGTCTGGGTCAAGGCAGAGGTGCAGTTTGCCTTCGCACTTCAACCTATGCTGTTCAACGGCATCAATCATCGCTTGACCTTCTTGGCACGATCATACCAATGCTTGCTGGCTGTGCGCAGAGCATGGTTGCTGTCTCGCACATGCTCCAGCAGAGATTTAGCCAGCGCTGCTTGGTTCACTCGCCATTGTAGGTCATCTTGGTTGGCGATCTTGTCCAAGAGTTCAATGGTCATGTCGATATAGGGGCAAGTATCTTCGGGGATAACTGGTTTGCGTTCTGCGCTCATGCTGGGAGCCTTTCCTTGATCACAGCTAACATAGCACAGGCTAGAGCAATGTCAACCATAACACCATCCACTAAGTATCCTTGCTGTCTGGATACAGAGATTGGCGTGCCAGCTTGATGAAATAGTCGCGCTGTTGGCGTATCTTGTCGTGGCTGAGCTCATAACCATCATGCGCAATGATGCCCAGATTGTAGCGATGTCGTGCCAGCTCTGCCTCAGCAGCTGCCAGCTTGGTACAAGCGTCTTCTAGCTTGGCCTGTGTCTCTGTTGCTGTTACTAACCAATCAGTCATTGTTTCAACTCACCCTTGCGACGCAGAAGGTATTCTTTCACTGTGTTGAGGCGCTGCAGTTCATCAGTTTGTGCCTCGTTGAGCTCATCTACATCTTGTAATCTAGCGATATCTATGTCTAGCCTGTTGCGTATCTCGTAATCAAATGCAGTATTAAGATAGAAGCTTATGCTTGGATTGACAGCCAGATCTTCCATATAACGCCCCTGTGATCATCGGTCCACTTTTGGCAGCTTTTTCAACGCCTGGACCTCACGTTTATATATTTCTCTTTGCTTCACAGGGTCAGCCAAAGTTGCTTGATGATCAGCGATTGTTGTGGATAGATCAGCTATCTTTGCTACCACTTCAGCATAGGTGTCTTTGGCCCAACGATAGCTGGGCAAGCTGGCAATGCGATCTATCTGATCATCGTCTAAGGTGATAGCTGCACACAGCGCCTTGACCTTGGCAACGATAGCAGCCTTGTCATCGGCGGTGGGCAAGAACTGAGGTATCTTGCCGTCGATACAGGCCTTGATCGCTAGATTCCAGTTCAATTGGTAGGTGAGATCAGCTATCATCTTCTCATAGCGCGTCTTGTACCAACCCAAGCGCCATTCAACGAACTCAGCAACCACTTGCTCAGCAGTCTCGAACTGGCGAACGCTGTTGCCGTTCCAATCTAGCACCACGATGCGTTCAGTGGCCTTGCTGCGCAGCTTGAAGTAGTCGATGGCCGTGTCTTCAGTCCAGTCCTTGATGGCACCGCGCTTGAAGCGGATCTCGATCTTGATCTCCTTGGTGCTGCGATCAATGTAGGTTTGTATCTTGTCCTCTTCCTCCATGGTGTTCAAGCGTGCCTTGAACTTTTCGAGGCTGAGATCGGGAGGCAGTTCTTCTACCCACACAGTGCTGCCGTCCAGCCGGCAGCGTCCAGTGAACTCCCAGGTGTTGCCAGCTATGTTGCGCACACCGCAGTTTAGATAATCGTATCTTGGTACCAGCTGCTTGATCTTCTTGCCGTCAATGGCACCGATGGTAGCGTCAATGATGTCATCCAGCGTGCGCGGAAGTATGTCTGTGCTCCAACCCACTGCGATACCACTGATGCCGTTCAGCAGCACCATGGGAACCAGAGGTAGGTAGTTCTTGGGTTCCAGCACCGATCCGTCATAGTTTTCTTTAAGCGGCACGATGTCATAGTCTGTAAACACCAGCGCATCTGTCTGCGCATTGCGCTTGAGGTAGGTATAACGTGCTGCGCCCCAGTCAGTGGGACCAACCTTGGTACCAAAAGCACCAATGCCCTGCAGCAGAGGCACGTTGTTGCAGTAGGGAGCAGCCATCAGGCTCAGCGTTTCAGCAGCACTAGCATCGCCATGTAGGTATCTATTAGAACTTATCATGAGACCTGCTAGAGATATGGTCTTGATCTTGTCTCCAAGCGGTTTGATTACATCTAGTCCTTTTCGCTGTGCATCTTTGAGTCCGTCGCACACACTTGGTATTCCGCGAGTTTGGCACACATAAATGGAGTAATCTCGTGATATTTTTTTAATCCATTGGCTGGTATCTGATTGATCCTCGTCATCTGTCATATCTTGACTTGCTTGCAGTTCAATCCGTGCCATCTTCGATAATTTCCTTTGTTCATAGATAACCCACAGTGTTCGCAGGATACCATACTGTTCATAATGTTAAGACCATTCTTAGTTCTAGCCAACCGGTCTTCAGCTGACCAATCAGACCATTCTTTGGCAACTATTTCTGATCTACGTCCAAAAGTTGCCAATTCGGCATCTGTGTATTCACCCCTGGACATGCGGTTTCGATAAGTTTCACGACCTTTCTGCCACCAATCTGTGTGATGCACATGCTTCCATAATTTACTACGACGTTCTTTTTCGACCAATTCTTTATCAGTCCATCCCCCGTTACGTTGTCGCTCAAGATTTATTTGTTCCTGTCTTATTCTTTGACATGCAGTTGGTTTATAATTGACATGTTTTACCAACCCAGATGTTACATCAGCATGATCTATAGGTAATTTTGCAGTTTCACCAGTTGGATATCTGTAGATAGCTTTACCTGGTTGACCAGTAGATTTATGTTTGCCTAAAGCCCTATTTTGACTGCGAGTGATACCAGCTTTGGTGTTAGTTTCTTGGTTTCTTATAATGTAATTGCCAATATTACCATTGTAACCATTTGGATATAACGTGCGATGTTCCTGAATAAGGTCAATCTCTCTGTCGGCTATGTATCTCACATCATCATGTTCTTCTAACAGTTCTACCTTAAAGTCTGATTCGGTTGCTGTCTTATCATCTAACTCGCGTTTAATCCAAACACTACCTTCTCCAGACAAATGTTCAGCGAAACGAATGAGGTAATCTTTATTAGATGCTACAACTATACCTATATAGGCTCTGTTATTTTTTACATTCGTTATTTTATAGAGTTGTGCCATAATTTATCTCCGTGATATTATTTAGCATATATCTGCATGGCGATATCATCTATAATTCTGCGATCTTGTAAATAAGCTATATCAACAGGAGATCATGCAATGGCCACTTACCGCCTGCCCACAGAAGAACAGATCCAAGCCAAATTTGCAGCATTGGGCATCACAGCTGCCACCAAACCGGCTCCAACCGTGAGCAGTGTTAGTCCCAGCAGCGGCAACGTCGCGGGCGGAACCAGCGTGG